GAACTTGAGCCAAATATGAATTTTTTTGTTATTAATGATAATCCATTGTAACCGTATTTAAATAAATTTTTCAATCTTTTAACTCCTTTCTTCTTTTTAGAATCTAAATCTGTAATTCCTAATTTAATATTCATTTGCTGTATTTTCATATTATTTGTATTTTTGAATTTATCAAATGTTAGTATATCTTGTACAGCATTGAGATTTGATAATTTTTTATTTACACCACTAACATCAGTATCCATCGCAATATCTACTCCTAATTCAATTAATCTTTTAAGTATTCTACCACCCATATCTAATATAAATATAGGTCCATAAAATATTATTTTAACTATTGCTTTCAACCCTTTAATCATTTTATCAAATATATCATCATCATCCTCAGCCAACTTAATGATTCTTTCTTCATCATAAAATTGTTTCCATCTTTTTAAATCCCAATCATCTATATTTTGACTTGATAATCTGCTTGTTTGATATTCTTTAGCTAATCTTATTTCTTCGCTACTTGGAGCAATCATTCTTTCATACATTGAAGCTTCATCTAAACATAACCCAAAATCTAATGGCATTAAAGCTATGTCCAATCTCATATCATATATAGTTTCATCAAAAAATTCTCTAACTTGTTGTTTAACCTTTAATTGAGATACTGCCTGTTCAAAATCTGCTTGTTGCTTCATAACATCTTCTTTTTCACTTCTTATTTTATTCAATATTTCTTGTGCTTTATCCTGTGCCAATCCTTCCAAGATTTCTGAACCAAATATTTTTAGATGAAAATCTGGAATACTAACATGTTCTTCATAAGGAAAACTATCCGGTACCACAACTGGTTCAGATGTTCCACTTGGTTCAGATGTTCCACTTGGTTCAGATGTTCCACTTGGTTCAGATGTTCCATCTAAATCTTCAAATGGATTATAAATATCTTCTGGAGTTTCACAATTAACACAATAAGAATAAATTAAACTATAATCATCTTCTAATTTTTTTAACATATTAATATTATATTCATATTCTTTCTGTATTTTAGGAATTTCAGTCACTTTATCCCAATCTTCAGTTGCTCCATTTCTATCTAATCTAGGATTTACTTTATTAAATATATTATCTGTATAATTATCATTAGTTATTTCTGGATTGAACATTTTTCCTAAAATATAATCTAATATATTACTTTCATCTACTATAATATTATCGTAATTGTCTTTCGTGTTCCTTTTCCAATAATTAATATAATCTATGCTTTGTTCTGGATTTACTCTAAGTGGTAAATCAATATTATTACAAAATGTATATTCCATTTCATTTCTCATTTGTAATAATTCTTTTGTTGGAGCTACATATTGATATAAATAGTGATAATTGGCTAATTCTTCCCTTAATAACAAAGCCTGTTCTAAACTCAAACAATTATCCTTTTCTAAATTTTCAAAATATATATATCCTGGACTACACTTATTACTTAAAAAACCTTGTTCTCTATCTATAGGATGATATATTCTAGAATCTGATTGACTACTACAATATACATTGAAATTTAAATTCATATTTTCTATTCTTTCACAAGATAAACATGTATTATCTTCACTATAATATTCAGTTGGTTCACATATTCTTACACATTTATTTTCTTCCGTATTACATTGCTTAGAAGAACATTCTATTGAATATTCACAATATGTATCATCCGCACATTCACCGTAGTAAGAACAATTCTCATAATTTGAATATCTTTCAGATAATCTATTTTCTTGTTCTGTAACTAATACTTGTACTTTATCATTATAATTCGATAAGAATTCATCTTCATTAGAAACTATACCACTATATTCAATATTTTGATCTGTTGTTAAATAATTATATTCCATTTCATTACACATATCCATTTTTAATAAACATCTATCATTTTTATATTCACAGGTAGAACCATTTATTACTTGACAAAAAACTCTATTTGTTATATTTTTACAAGTTGTTCCTTGTGAATCTAACATATTTGTACATCTCACTTGCTTTTCAAAATCATTTATATTTTCCAAATGATTGTTATTTATATAATGATTCAATGAATACTGAATATTATTTAATATAATATCAGTATTTCCATCCCAAGTATCTGTATTTACTTCAAATCCTTGACTACCAACAGTAAATCTTTCTATTATTTCACATTCAGTATTTGTTGTTTGACAACCTCCACCTGAAGGTGGTTCTCCAGTCCAATTACAAAAATTATTATCACTATAGCTTCTATTACATTGACTCCTTTCAAATACTGAAGAACAACTATCAACTTCATTTGGTCTATTTGTATTTTCACCACAAGTTCCAATATTACTTGTTCCTGTTGGACTAGTTGTTCCTGTTGGACTAGTTGTTCCTGTTGGACTAGTTGTTCCTGTTGGACTAGTTGTTCCTGTTGGACTAGTTGTTCCTGTTGGAATAGTTGTTCCTGTTGGACTAGTTGTTCCTGTTGGACTAGTTGTTCCGGTTGGACTAGTTGTTCCTATTGGACTAGTTGTTCCGGTTGGACTAGTTGTTCCGGTTGGACTAGTTGTTCCTGTTGGACTAGTTGTTCCTATTGGACTAGTTGTTCCGGTTGGACTAGTTGTTCCGGTTGGACTAGTTGTTCCGGTTGGACTAGTTGTTCCTGTTGGACTAGTTGTTCCGGTTGGACTAGTTGTTCCGGTTGGACTAGTTGTGTTTTTATCTCTTATAGTTTGAATACCTTCCCTTAAAATTTGGATTCCATTATTTTTTCCAATTTTCATTTGTAAATCATATATATTTACATTATTAATATCTATAGTATTTATTATATGGTGATAAGTTTCTATTAAATATTCGGGAAGTTCTGAATCTTCTATATTTTCGGGTACTTGTATTCTTGTATTATCCTCGATTAAATATGCTAATATATTATTTATCTTATTAACATTAGAATCTACTAATTCTAGTAAATATCCTAATAAATTATATGGTTTAAATGTTACTTGTTCCATTATATCTTGTCTTTCCTCAAGTAAAAAGTGATTTAAAAAATCTAAAGTATAATGATAATATACAATTAACATAGCATTTTTAAATTGTACATTTTCTATATCTTCAATTAAAATTACAGGTTCTCGATCAACATAATATTCCTCCGGAATATCAAATGATAAACTACTTTCATGTGGAGTTGTTGTTTGTGTTGGTTGTAATGTTATAGATGGTTCGTTTGTAGGAACTCTATTTGATAAATCTTCTAATGATTGATTTTTTATTTCTTCAATTATTTCTTGTAAATTGCTTATTTCTATATTCAGTACATCAATAGTATTCTGCTCTTTTAATTGACATCTATTTGTTCTATACTCATAGTATTCATTATTATTACATTTATATGAAAAATATAATTCATCATCTAAATTAAATAATTTGTATAAAGGTTCATTTATATTAAATCTTGTATTTATAATATCTGAATTTTCTAATGAAACTAAATTATTGTAATCAGATTCATTTGTATTTAATATAGTTCTATCTAATTTAGGATCTTTTAATTCTAGTAATCCTGTAAAAAAATCTGTATTATTTATTATTTTTGATTCAATAAAAATATTTAAGTTGTTATTTATATCAGAAGATATAATATTTATATAGTCATCATAATGTTTTGTTTTTATAAAAGGGTTTATATATATTTTAATTTTAATAAAAAATAAATTATTTAATTCATTTGGTAAAATTACTTCCGGTTTTATAAAAATGTTATTTTTATAATGTAATAAATTACTATCAATATATTTTTTAAAGTATTGTTCTATTAGATATATACTATGATTATCAATCTCATCATTATAATTTATATCAAAATTTATTATTTTTGTGTATATTTTAATTGGTTTGATTGATTCTAAATCACTCAAATTGTCACTAATGGTTGATAATTCTATATCGATTATTTGTTTCGGTTCAATATTTATTGTTTGTTTATGATAACCATTATCTATAAAATGATAAAAATTATACTGTTTATTAGTATTTTGATTTATAAATAAATTATCATTATAAATAGCGTAATAAAATTTATATAATTTTAAACCAGATGATATATTATTACCTATTATACATCTATTTTTATTATCAAACCATAAAATAGGTTCTTCATCTATCTGAACGTCTCCATCCATTCTTGTAATTACATTATTATCTAAATCATATTTTCTCTCATATTCAGGTAAATTATTTGATAATATATTTCTTAATTTATAAAATCCATTTATTAATACATTCTGTTTTTTACCTTCAACTTTACTATCTAAATTACAATTAGTTTCTACTCTTATATATTCAGGGTATAATTTAATAATTTCCTCTTTTGTTTCTGGAATAATTAATAGTTTATTTTCATTATTAGATTCACAAGTAGTAGTAACAAATGGGAATAAAATACTAAATTCATCAAAATTAAAATGAATAGAATATAACCCATTTTCTAATGTGGAATCATTTTCTTCTAGTTTTTCTATTATTATTTCATTTCCATAATCATTCATATTAATTGAAATTATTTTCTCTTTATTATTATCTTCATTAATTATTTTAATTTTGTTTTTTCCATTTAATATATTTTCATATGAAAAAATGATATTACATATTTTTATATTAGGACTTTCATCGTTATAGATATATTGAAAATTTACAAATTTAGAATATATATCTGTATTACTAGTAATATCTCTATTTACTTGTAAATGTTTAATATCTAAATTGTCTATATTTAAAACTTTAATTTTATAATCTGTTTCTTCTATATCTAAATATATATAAGAAACATCTTGAGTTTCTAATAGAGGAGGAAATTTAATATCTGATATATAATTACTAGTTAATAAATCTTTATCTAATCCATATATGATATTTCCATCTGGTCTAATACTATCAATATTCGGATATATATTTCTATTAATAAATTCAAATTTTATATCATCATTTTCCTCTTTTAAATTATTATTAATTATTCTAATAAAATATATATTATATAATTTATATTCTATACTATTAAAAGATATAACAATTTCACTATTTTGATTATAGTAAAATCCATCACAATTATATTTTTTATATTGGAATGCCCTTATTCTTGCTTCTTCTAAAGTCATTTGTAATGGTTTATTATTTATAATGTCATATTGTTGTGGATTTACAGGTTTTTTATTTTTAATAAAATAATTAAATTTATCTAAATCCAAAATATAAGAGGTATTTCCTATATTTTCATGTTGATGTTCTGGATAATCTTTGAGTTCACTATAATCTATTTTAATTTCTGATATAAATTTAATATCTTGTTTATTTTGATTATTAATATCTAAATCTACACTTTGAGTAAAACCATAACAACTTTGTAAATCAAACACAATTCTAATCATAGCATCATAAACTAGTATATCTTCTTCTGTAACAAAATTAGTTTGCCTATTTCCTTCAATAAAACAACCAGACAAAAATGTTTTAGGTAATTTAATAAAAAAATCTGATAATGACTTATTTATTAATTTATAATTTAATAAATAATAATCATCTATAATATGTTCTGGAATACACATTTTTCTTAATTCTAAATTTTCATTAGTATTATTTTCACAATTACCTCCAATCGATATATCTTTAAAATATTCTTTACAATTTATTATAGATGTCATTTTTTGAATATCACTCATATTGCTTGTTAAATCTAAATTATCTAATACATGACATTCATTTGCGGATGAATAGCAGTTTGTATTATTATCAAAATTATTTATTTTAATATCATCTAAATTAAAACATTCATTATACATTAATTCTTCTATTTTACTTATTTTTTCTTGTGAAATTTGTGAAGGAATATTTGATATATCTATATTATCATATAGATTTCCAGAAATCCCATTATATATATTATTATCTATAGTTTTTTTTATTTCCCTTACTTTATTATTTATTTCGATTTTATTTCTAATTTCTGTATTTTCATCATAAATTTCATTTACCTCTGGTTCTACTTGAGAATTTTCACTATTATTTTGCGTTCCACTAACTGTAAAACTTTCATTTATTTTTAATAAAACTATAAATATTATAAATACTAATAATATTATTATATAATTTTTTTCCATAATATATATATATATATATATATATATATATTTATAAAAAAAATAGTAAAGTTAAAAAAATATTTTTAAATCTTAAATTTCATATATAATACTTCCTGATTCATCTGTAAATAAACTATTATCTAATGAACCTTCACTAATAAATAAGTTATAAATTCTTGGTTGTTTTATTATATTTAGTACTATTTCTTTCTTATCTCTATTTAAATTATCAAATGTATCTGGATTCATAAGTATATTGAAAATGTCTTGTTCTGTAATGTCACTGAAATTTGTTCCAAAACCCTTACAGTTTTCATTATTTTTACAACTTACTATAGCACCTTTTAAACTAGTGTTAATTGGTATACTTTCTCCGGAATTGTAAGTTTTATTAGAGGTTACATTTATAACATTTGTGTTCTCACTTGTTTTATTAGAATCTTTTATTTTCAAGGCACTTTTAATTCTATTAACATCTAAATTTTCATTTCCTTCTAAAGTTCTCAATATTTCTTTTCTATCTGAAGATAACATTTCTACATTATTATTATTATCACTTTTTGGGACAAAATGTACTTCAAATTTATTATTACATTCTATTTCATATGGTTTTGAATTATTTGTTAATTTAGATAGTCTATAATCATATGAATAATATGTGTAATAATTAAATCCTAAACAATTATCATCTGTACTACATATATCATAAGCTTCATCAATACTTAAATAGTTTGGTTCAGATGATTGATAAACAAATATTGAATCACTATGTTCGTAAGTATCCTCGTTATCATCTTTAACACATATATTATCACTTAATATTCTATGATTATCATTTATAAATATATTTCTTGAATTATCTTGAGATACTTTAAGAGATGAATATTCATTATTAATAATATCTCTATTATCTACAAAACTATAACCATTACTACATGTTCTACAATCATTATAATTAAAATCATTTTGATAATTATGATATAAATTACAAGTATAATTACATTCTAATGGTTTCAAAGGAACACAAGTTTCTCCTATTTTTGATCCATAACCATCAAGAACATCCTCCAATACAGAATTATTTTTACAAGTTATACAATCTGAACTTGATGTTCCAGAACAAGTTTTACAAACATCATTACAACTTATACATTCACCATATAAAGCATCATTTTTATAACCATCCGCAGTAAATTCTTCTGGTTTTAATACTGTACCCATAGGACATTCCGTACATTGTAAATTCATCGATAAATTACCTGGAGGTGTGTAACCTTGAGTCATAGCATCTTCATAAATTTGTCTATCATCAAAACATTTCAAACAACTTGAATGACACTCTTCACTTTTTGGAGTCATATCAGCTTCACATTTTTTAACTGATTTACCTAGAACTATTTCTCCACTAGTATTTATTTGGTCTACTATAAAACCATCAGCACACTTTATACAATGCATAGGATTACCAGGAGTAACACATGTTTCACAACTATAATGACATTTATCACAAATTCCAAAAGGATACATAGCTTCATATTCAGGATTAGCCATATCAATTTCTTGCTGTAAACCAAAACCGTCTTTACAACTAGTACACATTTCTGGTTTTTCAAATACAGGTCTATCACTTCTAACAGGTTCTTGATTTATGTGCCAAGAATCAATTTGTTCTTGTGTTTTACAAGTATCACAAGTATCATCACACTCAAAATTATAATTACAAATACTTCCATATTCAAAGTTGTTATCATTTAAATTAATTTCTTTAATATACTCTATTTGATTTTCAATCTGGTCTGGCTTACCCTCTAACGATTGTGATTGTGATTCAGCGCAATAAAATCTATCTTCTGAAGTATCATCTATAATTCCTGTACACCATTTTTTATTATTACAGTATTGTTTCGCTACCTCTAACTGATCTTGTTTATTCGAAGAATCATAGGCTGTAAATATAGGATTATAAACATTAATGTCTGTTTTAACTGGTTCATAATGAATAAATAATTTTAATATTTCAGATGTGTTTTGAGTATAAGTTGGAACAGAGGTATATTCTGGATAACACAAACCTTTATAATAAATACCATTCGATTGAACTCTTTGTTTTGTTTCATTTAAACTTCTTAATTCTTGTTCTTGTTCTGATGTTAAATAATCTAGTAAACTTAAAACAGTTATTCTATTTTCGATATCATCATCTACTTCAAAACTATAATAACCTTTTTCCAAAATACAATTTGTTGATTCATTATTAGATGTACATTGTTCTTCGGTTATACCATCACTACCAATACATATACCTATCATATCAGTTGTTTCTTCATCTCTACTTACTGGTTGTTTTAATTCATAATCATCATTACAAGTAATACAATGTTCTGCTGAATTAGGCCTACTACAAGTTTTACAACTAGAATGACAGGGTTCACAACTACCAAAAGTTTCTGGTTCTTGTGAGTTACCTCTTAAATGAATGTATTTTGTTAAAGCAAATCCATCATGACACTCCGTACAATATTTTTCATATCCAACATCAATGTAGTCTTGTAATGAGCCAAATGTTTTATCTTCATCTGTTTGCATATATTCTAAATATTTTATAAATTTTTGCATTTCGGGTGTTGTACAAGCTTTACAACTATTATGACAATGATTAAAATATTTACATAATCCAAATCCACTATTATTAATACATTTATCATGTGATTCATCATCATCAACTATTTCAGAATATAATTCAGCATCAGAAATTACTTGTTCATAAGTTCTAGGTATTAAATTATTATCAATACTCTCTTGTTTATATTCATTAAAAGCAACTGATATAGTAGAATCTTTTTCTATAAACTTACATCCATAAATTTTATTTGTTATTGGATCCGGAGTCGTTTCAGCAGTTATTTGATTCGGACAATCAGAATCACTTTTAGTTTTTAAAAAATCTTCATTTAATTCACAATATCTTTCTTCTTCTCCAACTTTATAGATTCCTACACAAGCATTTTCAACCTTTTTATAATTTAGTCCATTTGAAGCATTCGCATCACTTAAACTTACACTTTCATTTATTTTATCTTTTATCAAAGCAGCATTTTCAGTTAAACTTAATTCCCTTTTAAAATTTTTAACATGAGTTCTATTATTACTATTTGTAGATCTTATTGAACAATCAGTATTACTTTTTTGACAAACTCCACCACTTGTGGGGTCTTCAGAAGGAGTTGTAGTAGCAATAGGAGTTGTAGTAGCAACTGGAGTAGTTGTAGCAACTGGAGTAGTTGTAGCAACTGGAGTAGTTGTAGCAACTGGAGT